TTTGGTACATTAAGTAATCAAATAAAGAATATTCAGCAGGGTAGGTACGATTTAATTTTTGCGGGAACAGGTGTAGGTAAGACTGCATTTGTAAACAGTACTTATGTATTTGGCGCAATAGATTTTTTACAATCTAATCCTGGATATGTACATGATTTAGAGATTATTTATTATTCCTTAGAAATGTTACCAGAGCACATGATTGCTAAACACATTGCTAAATTAATATGGGAAGATTACAGAATATTGACTACTAAAGATCAAATTTTATCTATAGGTAATGAAAGAATAACTCCTGAATTAGAAGCTATAATAGAAAGCTACAAAGAAAAAATGGAGGAAATACAAGATAAATATTTGCACTTTAGAAATGCTCTAAATCCTGACTTTCTATACAAAGATTTAATGGGTTATGCCGAGAAAAGAGGTAAATTTATAAGGAATAGTGATAATTTAATACTAGAATATATTCCCGATAATCCAGGATTAATAACTGAGATTATTATTGATCATATTGGTTTAATAGATTTAGGCAAATATAACAGTTTAAAAGAGGGAATAGATAGAATTAGTAAAACCTTAGTATTCTTTAGAAACATGTGCAATTTTACTCCTGTTCCTATTAGTCAAATTACTAGAAGTTCGGAAGAAACCAATAGAAATGGCGAGTTTAAAAGTTGGATGCCAACAATCAGTGATGTAAAAAATACTGGAAATTTGGGCGAAGACTGCAATACTGCTATAGGATTAGCTTCTCCTTTTTATTATGGTGTAGATAATTGTTTAGGTTACGATATTACCAAATACAAAAATAGATATAGATTAGTTAAAATTTGTAAAAACCGTGATGGTGATACTAATCTACTAGCAAATTTTTTGTTTATTGGTGAAATAGGCAGCTATATTCAATTACCTAAATCTGAAGATCAAGTAGGTAAGCCTGAAGAACTGAGAAAGATTGATGAATATTATAAAAACAAGAAGTTATGATAAAAGACAAGTATATTTGGGTAAAAGCTAAGTTAACTGCTCATCCAGCTTTACGAGATTCTAATGAGAGGCTGTATTATAACTATCTACAAGAGATAGGGTACGATATTAATAAGCCAACTAAGGAGTTTCTAAAAGATATGGAGAAAAGAGTTATACCTTATATGGATTCTTTTGGCAGAGCTTCTCGTAAAGTACAAGAGGAACATCCTCATCTAAGAGGCGCTACTTGGCAGAAAAGAAAGACAGTAAAAGAGGCAGAAATACGCCAAGAAATTAGGGATTTAACTTAAAAATCCTTATCTTTAATAAAGTAAACAATCTAAAAATCAACAATTTATGGGTCAACTCGTGTTTGTCGTTGGAAAAAGCGGCACAGGAAAATCTACCTCATTACGGAACCTAAATCCAGAGGAAACAATTATCATTAATACGGATCAAAAAGCGCTTCCGTTTAAACAATTTAACTTAAAGTACAATGAAGAGAATGACAATTATGTCAAGACTTCTGATGTGCAAGTAGTAATTGGTACCTTAAAGCGGGCACATGGTAATAAAAAAATCAAAACTGTTATTATCGACACATGGAGTCGTATAATGACAGATGCAGTAATGAATCCTTCTTTTCGAGCAGAAAAAGGTTTTGATAAGTATGGCAAATTTGCCGCTAATCAATATGACTTAATTAATATCATTAATGATAAATTAAGAGAAGATATCATTGTATATTTATTTGCTCATCCAGAAACTCACTATGATGATGGGGGTTTCTCTACAGAAAGAATCGGTGTACAAGGTAAAATGCTAGAAAGATTCGTTCCTGAAAGCTTTAGTTCTATTGTGTTTTATGCAGAAATTGTAAAGACACCTGGGGCACCAAATCGTCACGTATTTAGAACCTTAAATTCTGGTACAGATACGTGCAAAACTCCTATTGAAATGTTTGAAGAAGCTCTAGTAGATAATGATCTAGTAGAGGTAAACGCAGTCATAAGAGAATATTATTCAATTTAATAAATAACCAATAAAAAGTAAAACAATGCAAGATTTAATTTGGGACGCAGTTCCGACACAGAGAAAGAAGAAAGAAGAGTCTTTCTCATTACCAACAATGACAATGTCTGCAATCGCTAAAGTAGGAGCAGGTAGAAAGTTTAGTTTTAATAAAGCAGCGCAAGTTTCTTTAGGAATCGATGGAGGAGAAAGAGTTTCTTTCGGTTTTACAGCTGATGGTGCGCAAATCTTTATTCGTAAAGTATTTGGAGAAATCGAAGGGTTCGGTTTAACTCAATCATGTACTATTAGTGATAAGAAAACTTACGAGTTTATTGCTAAAAGATTAGGATTAAATACTGAAGTAGAGAATCATTTTGATGTTCTTCCTTTAGCTGGATATTCTGAATTAGTTCTTAGAACAGCAGTTGCTGAAGAAGTAATGGAGTTTAATACTGTAGATTTAGGTGAAGTATCTGACGAAGAAGACATGGATGCTGATCTATCTACTATTCCTGGAACACCTGAAGGAGGAGCTCTTTACGAAATGGCAGACCACACTATGGAAGTAGAAGATGCTTTAGTGGAAGAGACTATCGAAGATGAAGTCGATGAAATGCTTGAACTAGAAGAAGACGAAGAAGAGAACGACGAAGAAGGAGTTTGGTAAGAAGTAATTAAGTAAGTAAATAATTAACAATTTTAAATAATAAACAATATGATCAATTTAAATGACGCATCATTTGATGCAGCAGAAGGTAAAGCAATTTTCAATGGCGGAAATGCAGGTGTAGCAGAAAATGTTATGATGACAGTAGAGAAGAAAAAGGCTGATGATAAGCCTAATTCTCCTGATTACAAGTTATCATTTACCGATGCAAATAGTGGAACTTGTAACACAAGTTTTTGGTATGTAGAAAAAGCTACAGATTACTCTACAGTTGCTGAGCTAATCCAAAAGCAAGGTAAGGTACTTAAGCATGTTATCCATGCAATTTATGGAGATGCTTACCAATTTCCTACAGGATTTAACAGCGCTAAAGAATTGTTAGATGGTTGTATGCAACTTATCCGTACTGGATTAGGTACAGGTCTTAAATTCCGAGTATTTGCTAATTATGGTTCTACTCAAGGAATTAAGGATTATATTCAGCCAAGAAGTTGGGTGCCTTTCTTGGAGCCAATGTCTGTTGCTATCGCTGATACTCGCCTAAAAGCAGGTAATATCGATGCAATGGCACGTATTCAAAAAGATTCATTTGTTGCTAGCGGAACAGCTAATGCAAATGATATTGTTGCTGGAGACGAGTGGTGAGAAAAAAATAATTAATTTTACTGAGGGGGACACTAATGTCCTCCTCATTTTTTTATGAAAGAAATCAATCTAAATTCAATAGTATTTAATAGTCAGATTACGAGAGAGGACATTCTTAAGCATGTTACGCAAGAAGAAATCTATTCGTTCTATTTGGGAGAAGATATTACACATTTAGGAATATTTCATAGTCCTTTACGGGAAGATAATATTCCATCGTTTGCCTTGTATTTTCACAAGGTAAATAGAAACATTCTAATGTTTTATGACTTTGCCACAAAAGATTGTGGTGACTTTGTAGTATTAGTTATGAGAATGTTTAATGTTGATTATCCTGAAGCTTTAAAGAAAATTACTTTTGATTTAGGACTATCCAATTTTAGTGTAGATCTTACTAAGCAAGTGATATCTTATACAAGAATTATTCATAAGGATAAAATTAAATTGGGAATTAAAACAAGACCCTGGAATTGTAGAGATAAAGAATTTTGGAATTCTTTTGGTATTTGTAAAGCTACATTATTAAAATTTAATGTACATCCTATTAGTTATGTGTTTTATAACGACACTGCCGTTAAGGCCCACGAACAAGCTTATGCTTATGTGGAAATAAAAGATAATAGAGTAAGTTATAAAATCTACCAACCAACAGAGATTAAAATTAAAAAATGGATTAATAATGCAGATTATTCTGTACACCAAGGTTATACACAATTGCCTAAATCTGGTGATATGTTAATTATTACTAAGTCTTTAAAAGATGTTATGAGTATTCATGATTGTTTAGATATACCTGCTATAGGCCTACAATCTGAGAGTGTAATGATGAAAGATTCAGTAATGGATGAATATAAATCTAGATTTAAAAAAGTAATTTGTCTATTTGACAATGATGAAGCGGGTAAGAAATTGTCCAAGAGCTTCACAGAAAAGTATAATATTCCATATTTCTTTGTGCCTGAAATGCCTAAAGTTACAGACTTTAGTGACTTAGTTAGAGTAGTAGGTAAGCAAGAAGCTGGGGATATTGTAAAATTAAAAATTAAGAAGTATGAATAGAGCGGACACATTAAGTAAAACTAGTAAAGATTTAATGATGAAAGAGCCCTATTACGGGTTCTTTCTCATTTTATTAAATAAATTATGGTACACAAAAGTACCCACGGCTGGCGTTGGTAAACAAGGAATAAATTATCAGCTAGTCATTAATCCTACTTTTTGGGAAGAGTTATCGGAAGACCATAGATTAGGTCTTCTAAAACATGAATTATTGCATATTGCTTTTGGCCATTTGAGTGCTGTATTTAAATTTAGTGATAGAGAATTAGCTAATATAGCTATGGATATGGAGATTAATCAATATATTATTCCTGAATGGTTACCTACAGGAGGTATTGATATTGATAAATATCCAGAATTAAGACTTGATAGAAAAGCAGGTTGTAGATATTACTATGACAAGCTTAAG